GACGACGCATTCTCCATTTTCACAAGCCATGATGATTACAAGTTTTTTGACCGAAATACCAGTCAGTTCGTACAGCATACAACCATATGCCATGCACTGTACAAAATAGTGTTCGATCCACTCGCGTGGTTTGGGTTTTTTAGATGTTTTGAAGTCAATTATTGCTAACTCACCCTCGTATTCTGCAATACAATCGACGGTTCCAGCAATACCTAACTGCTTACTATATAGGGAACCTTCAAGGGCATGAATATTATTTATATTCTTGAGAGTTTGTTTAGAGATCTTGAATAAGAAATCCGAAATCGGTTGTACTTTTGGCAACTCTTCGTTTTTTAGAAAGTGTTCGGTAAGAGTGTGCATGTCAGTACCACGACTAGTTGCCGCCTTTGTGATACGGTCTGCTTCCTCATTACCAACTTTTTTTCTCCAGTTGACGAAAATCTCCTTATTAAAATGACTGGTCACCGAAGTAATAGAGACCAGTCGGAGAAGTTCTTCTTCTGTAGGAACTTTATAGTAACGAACTCCATCAATAGTCTCCCTCTCAAGTTGAGGGAGACTGATATCAATATGATTGAACATTAAAAACCTGCTTCCATTTTAGCAATGATGTATTCTTTGACCAGTCCGGAACGAACAATGTCATCAATATCAAACTCGATTATATCAAAAGATGGCATTTTACGCAAGACATTCATAAAGTCTACGATACCATTTCTTTCGTTTGATTTATTCAAATCAGACTGACGTGCATCACCACAGAAACAAATCTTGGTATTCTCACCAACACGAGTGATAATACTATCAAGTTCGTGGAAGTTGAGGTTCTGGAACTCATCAACAATCACAATGGCATTATCAAGTGTGGTTCCACGTAAGAATGATGTAGACCAAAACTTAATCGATTCTTGTGATTTGAGATTAGCATAGAGCATCTCAAAGTCTGCATCAGAAGGCATCTGGAACATATACTTTACCATATTCTTATATGGAATTTGGTAAATATCTGCTTTGTCTTCATGTGAACCAGGAAGAAATCCAATCTCTCTAGTTGCCACAAGAGAACGAACAAGGTAGATTCTCTCGTAAGGAGTATTTTCGTCTAATACATCTCGTAATGCATTAAACAAAGTAATGAAGGTTTTACCCGTGCCCGCACAACCATAGGCAACTAAGTGTTGCCCTTCTTTATACGAATCAAATAGTCTTTTCTGATTTTCTGTAAGTGGTTCAATATCCACCAAGTAACCAGAACTCAGTGGTTTCTTTCTTTTCATCTGCTTCGTGGTAAGACCAACTCCGATGGGTTGATCTGTTGCAGATGATCTTTTTCTTCTTGCCATATTAGAGTTTTTGAATATTTGATCCTGGGACTGATGCTGCTTTTGCAAGCACATCATTCCAACCTGGGTTCTTGGCTCTCAGTTTATCTTTCCACTCCCCAACTTCACCAACACCTGGTGCGTTTTCTGGAGTGTAATATCTCTCCCAATCGGGATTATCGATTTTCCACTGATCCCAATCATGAACGCTCATTATAACGTCTTTCATTTCACCAGTTTCTTTGTGTTTCACCGGATATGTTGCCATTGTTAGAAATTCAAGATAATTTATTTAGACCCATTCCAGTGCTTCTGCAACTGTGGGGAACTGCTCTGCAAAGATCTTCTTACATGCCTCTGCAATATCCATGTGCTCTTTCTGGGTGCCATTTGCAGACCTCAGAGTGATATAATGGATCCATGAGCGACATGAACCGGACATGTAGAGTCTGGTAGGAGTTGCCAGAGGAAGCACAAAACGAGCACACTCTTTGGCAATGCCCATATCAAGCATTGATTGATAAAGCACCATTGCTTCATCAAAGTGCCTCCTCATTTTGATCTCAAACTCCTGCTTGACGAAAGCATCAATGTCGTCAATAGAATTCTGACGATTCTTGGTATCCTGACGGCGAAGTTCCGGGAGCGGGATCGTCTCCGAGAGTAGGGAAGAATCAGCATATCGTTGCGAAAACTCTTGATATGTGAACGAACGGTGACGCAAAATTTGAGCTGCCAGACCACGAGTAGTCTCAATCTCCAGAGTCATAAAACTCTGCTCAAACACAGACCAATGATTGTGCTTAATACAATATCCCAACAACTTGGCATAGTTGGGATTTTCCTGATTATTAGGGTTACTCACACGAGCAACATATGCCATTGTCTTCTCCGCATCAGGAGTAACACTTACCAGTTTTACACTCATTTACCAAATCCTTTGTAGTTTTGTTTTTCCATTTCTGCAATCTGCTCTTTTACAGAAGATAGAGCCTCTTTCATCTCTTCAATACGTTCTTCGGTGTAAAGATGATCTTGTGCAATCAATCTTTCAAGAAGTTTTGAAAGTTCTTTGACTTTCTTGATTTTAATCCGGGTATCCATCGTCATCATCAAATACTTCGTCGTAGTCGGTCATTCCTGCAATTTTATTTGTATCAACTGATGTTTTGTATGCATCTACATCAGAATACACCTCTGCCTTCAGTGAGTCAACAAGTAGTTCAAGATTTCGAACAATCAGTTTAAGTCTTTCTTTCTCCATAATACTTTGCTGTTTCACCATATTATAACATAAAAAAAGAGGGGTTTTCAACCCCTCCTGTTATACATCGGTTCAACCTTTAACAGTTGATCAAAGTATTCTCGTAAGTGAATCTTGTAACAGGACCAGTATGTTACTCCTCTATATTTGAGTTGATAACAACTAGGTGGTCTGTTACTACTATCCATATCATCAAAGTGATATCGATAGTCCATCACTTACTGTAAGTATGACCGCGATAGCAGAAAGTTCCGTGAACTTCATCAACACCTTGCTTACACTCAAACTTGACACCACGATAGGTGGTCATCGCAATCTGAGCATCGTGCAGTGCTGATGCTTTCTCGATCTGCTTTTTGATGAGACTAAGTGTGTTCATTTGTCTGTCCTGAAATACTAGGGTGAATTTAATCTCCCGTTCCTTCAGTCGTTTGCGTCCTTGTTATCAAAACAAGATGGTTCAGTATGCTCAATCCACTTAGTGATGATTTCAAACTTCTCGGAAGGAGTGAATAGAGTGGTATTCTCCATTCCTTCCTTCAACCACTTGTAATCTTCACACTTCAAATACATATCCGAAGGGACATGCATAAAAAGTACAGCTAAAGTTGATAACATAGGATGAACGCTCCGTTCCGCGACTTACTTGCGTCCGATCTCTCGGATGAACGTAGGTCTATTATAGACCCTATGCTTTATTTAGTCAAGCGACCCTACAGATCAAAATTTTGCCGGGATTTTTTTCGACTATTTTTGAAATCACTTTCGCTTTTTGGTTTCGGGGGGTTTATTGCCCCACAACTTTGGATTGGTCCTACCTTCACTCTGATTCATGGTCACGAAATCATGTCGATACTTGTCCCAATAGTGGTCAAATATATCAACTCTTTTACCTGCCATTACGATGTCGTAATGAGACACTCCATCCTTTTTATACTCTACTAGGTAAGCTGTATGTGGCAAACTTCTATCCTCTGCCAAAGAAGGGTCACAATCTTCATGAATAAATCTAATCTTCAACTTCTGCCACCCCAATTAATATCTGGATATGCCTGTGCAACCACGTCCTGTGTGATTTTGTACTTTTCGGAGAGTCTTTTATCCTTTACCAAGACAAGTATTTCTGCCTCTAGTGGATGAAGACCTTGAAGAATATTGATGAACATCGTTTCACGACGAACTGTGCTCAGTCCATCTTGTCCACCTTTTATGAATCGATAAAAGTTTTTCGACTCTCTACGAATCGTAGTGTGTCCCTGTTGATCACTAGAACCGAGAGAAAATGATCCCGTCTCATGCATTCTACGAACTTCTTCGTTAATCTTAGTCGTCAGAGTTCCACTATAAACATTCTGATCATCAAAACCAGAATATGGAACCTCACCAGGAGGAAGCATTGAAACTACGGATTCATCAAAGTTCCAAATCAAAAGAGATTTTAAGGAAGGTTCTTCATATTTTTTGAGAATCTCAACCTTCTTTGCCTTGGTTCTTTGTTTAGACACAAGATCCAGAACCTCGAAAGCAAAAGGATTCTTCGGAAGATTAGAAACCGGTTCCTTTGGTTTGATTACTCTGGGTTTTTTATTCGTCGTCGTCGTCGATTTCTTCGTAGTTGTCATGATAGTTTTCAAAGTTAAATGCAATTACCTCATCTGGGATTAGATTCCCTTGTTCATCAAACATTTCGGGGTGAGGTCTTGGTACTTCCCGATAGTTCATCATGTATTCTCTAGCAGT